CCATCATCAGACCAGTGCAACATTTTACTATGATCCAAAAGCATCAGATATCAGCACAGCAGTTTCAGGGATGATCGCGCGGTGCAAAACATCACTTTAAATGCAGCGTCGGCATGTGGGTGATGCAGGATGGATGAAAAGGAGATGGCACATGTTTTCAGGCCAGCCAGAGCACAAGCGCTGGCCTGACAATCTTTATCACTCTTCTCTCAAAGGATTTTATCAGGCCCGCTTCCGGGCTATGCCATGTTCAGGAGTGGGCAGTCAAAGCTCAGCCTATTTAGCCGGTTCGCAATCATAGGCCCCTCGTATGCGGATCTGACTCTGGCTGGTGCGGACGATTTCAGCTCTTAACAGCCCTTTGCCCTCACGGTTCGTCAGCTCCATATCCACCATCCCTGGCGCTTTGCTGTTTTTCACCAGCAGTTTGACCGTCGCGTTGTCGTAATCGCCCTTCTCTTTCGCAAAGGTGACTTTCTGCGTTTTAGCGCGTTCTCCATTCACCGAGAACCAGCCGCTCTTATCAGGTTTAAGAGAGAACGGCCCGCACTGCGTGGCAGCAAAGGCTGGGAGAGATAAGCTGATTAACGATGCGATAAGGATAAGTTTTTTTAGCATTGGGCTGGCGTCCTGCTGATGGGTGATGAGGGGTCGGGTCGCCTGCACCGAAGAGTGAGTTCCCTGCTGCACGGCTTGTAATAAAGAGCAGTATAGTCAATGACACCTGCATTATCGCCAGTACAGGGTCATAGACTCAGCAAAGTGATCGGCGTTGGTGCTGGCATCCCACTCCCTCATCGCCTCCACGCAAGCATGCCTTGTTCAGCGGAATCAGCTCACTAAACCTGCATATTCATAATTTCACTTTGAATATTTAGCCAGTAAGGTTGATGTGCGTTGAAGCGTGGTTTTACAGAGACATACCGCAAGTCACAAACTACCGTAGTGGTGGTTTTGAGGTGATTTGCGGTATTTTTTTGTGCTACATGTGTGCTACGGCTAAATTATCGGCCTGCTGGGCTCATGTACGGACACTGCCTCAGCCGTCATTTTCCCCAGCACAATGATGCCTTCCATCCCCTCTCCGTCTATCGTTTCGCCGTCTGAGGTGATAATCCCTGTACTGAACAATTTTCCCAATTGCGGGAACTCGCCTATCTGGAATGCAATCTTGTCTCCCGGCGCGGGCTTGAGTGACTTGTCCGCCAGCACGAACCCGTCAGGCGTCTCAATCAGGATCATGTTGTTGCGGTGAGGCATCAGCACATCGTTCAGGTCGATGCGCCGCTCGATGTAATCGGACGCCGGTGATGGAAATCCCATAATTACCTCACATATCCCATGTTGCGTAACGACCACGTTTTATTCTCGCTTTCCTCCGTAACCAGCTCGAAGAAGAAGTTCTGGTAACGGCGAATCCACCGGTTGCATTCCTGCAGTGTCCACACGTGATTCAGGTCATCCAGCCGTTTCTGGAACGCCGCAGTGGTGACAATCTGCCGTCCCCAGCCGTCCTTCGTTATCGCTCCAGTGAACGCCGCATGTATGTCACTCTCTATCGCCATGATAAATCATCCTCTGATAAATACTGTATGAATAAACAGTAATATCGATCTGTACTTTTGATCAAGGCGGAGCGGCTCACAGATTTGTAAAGCTATTGGTGGGCAAAGAAATTTAGTTTTCGGTGGACTTGGGATGAGGTAAAACTGGCTTAATGCACAGATGTGAAAAAATACAGCAGTTAAGCTGATCTTTTTATTGAGGTTTTTGTGCTGCCTGGATATTATCCCGATATTGTGCGGTTAAATAGTGATCTGCACATAAGGGAAGGCCCCTAGCTGCGTCAACAACTAAGGGCCAATAAAAACAGTCAGTGCTTGAATGTTTTCTTGAGATCTCGCAAAAGAGATTATCTCAAGCGTGATCCCCTGTAAAGCGTTCGGCACCTTATTTTTGAAGGTGCTTTATGAAGACTATATGCAATAAGAATCACCGCTATAACCCGATGTATGCAGTGTTGCCAGAGAGCCAAGGCCAAACAGGTCGTCATAAATGCGCAGGATGCGCTTTTGAGCTGGCAATGCTCAATAAGGCAAAAGGCATCCCAGCGTCCAATGATGATAGTATTTTGGCCGAACTCCCAGAAAGTCAGGCTGGAAACGTTCGACACAAAGACGCCTTTGCAGCATACCAGTTGGTTTATAAGTATTAAGCACCACAGCCCGGCCACCGCGCCGGGTTTTTTGTGCCCATCGCTTGGCTCCCGCTCAGCTACTGACCTACGCTTACCAGACCCACCCCGCAGCCTGCTGAGACCGGCGCGGTCTGTAGCTGCCCCATCGCCGGGGCTTTTTTATGTATGGCTATTTTCGGCATGTACAACCGCTCCATTCGCTGGTTCTACATCCTTCGAATAGGGCTCAACAATTAAAATTGAACCCAAAAGAGTTAACTTACGGCAATGTGAGATCTCAAAAAGATTAAGTAAGAATTGCTAATGCTTTAATGATTTCATATTGTTGATAGTAATCATCTACTTCAAAGAACACGTCCATGCAAAAGAAGAAAATTGAGTTCATTCAGTCCTTAAGAGGAATTGCTTGCATGATGGTCGTGCTTTTTCATGGAAGCCGATTCATTAGCCCATATGGTACGGGCTTGGGATACAGCCTGCTTGGAGCAGCCGGTTCGCTTGGGGTTTGTTTATTCTTCATAATTAGTGGTTTTATCATGGTTGCTACAACTCAAAATGCGAATATAGATTTAAAATATGTTATGGAATTTTTTACAAAAAGAATAGCCAGGATTTTCCCGACATATTTCATAGCGACCTTATCTATGATTATCTTGGTAAAATATGGATTTTCTTTTTTCAGTAGCCATGAAAACGTCGATTGGCTCGCAAAAAGCTTTATTTTTACTCCAACCAACAAAGAAAATAGCCCGAGCTTTGGATTCCCTGTTTTAGATATAGGCTGGACCTTAAACTATGAGATTTATTTTTACCTTGTTTTTGGGGTGTCAATTTTGTTCAACAAGTTTAGATGGTTAGCATTATATTTTTACTTATGCTTAAGCTTGATATTAATACCTGTTTTATTTACTGGCAGATTCAGCATGGTATCGTATGATACTTATAACTTCAACTTTGGGTATGCAAATTTGATAACATCTCCTGCAATATGGCTTTTTATCGCAGGCTCTATAATAGGTAATCTTTATTTTAACTTTAATATGAGAATAAACAAAAAGACAAGCACTATAATTCTTGTCGTTTCATTATGTATAATGACCTTTCAGTATATAACAAAATTACGGACTGGCCACGGCGCTCTTGAGTGGGGGTTATCTCTAATACCTTTTTTCTTTTCTATGTGCATGCTATGTAGAGAAATAAAAATTAAATTCAACAAATCATTAATTTTTTTAGGCGAAATATCATTTTCTTTGTATCTATGGCATCCTTTATCACAAGAGCTTTTACCTAAACTTACGTCGGGAACAGCCTTTCATTTTTTATCAACAGGAATACCTGCTTTAATATTCACTACTGGCATCGCAATACTTTTAGGCTACCTATCGTATTATGTATTTGAAAGCATATTATCTAATAAAATCAGGAATGCATTTTGTAATAAATTAAACATTGCGACTCAGCCATGAGTCGCAATCATTTGATTAACACTTTTTTATTGTTTTATTCTCATAAGCCAAGGGGCGGAGCTTGCATTGAAGTCCACTGTAAAGGTACTTCCTGGACGGAGCGTACCAATTACAAAGCTACCTTGGTTGTATGTCGATCCAGATAAAGGCCAAACCTGTGTCCCATTCACTACAACACTAGTGATGGCGCCCCCAATCAAAGTGAGATGCTCCGGCCTTGCTCCTACAGTCCAAGACCTCGGAGTGACAGAGCCTACATATGCCGCCCTTGTCTCACCCCGAGCTTTATCTCCCTTGTTACCTTCGAAGTACATTCCTGCCTTCTCTGGCCCTGATATGCCGTCTCCAGTAGAAGAAGCGAAGAAATTATCTGCCACCTGTAATTGACCTACGTGATTAGTGACGTCAACACACGCGCTTGAGGAGTCTCTGAAAGTATTAGCGCTGATAACGCTCTTATTCGCACTGGAAGCAAACTGGACTGGAACCGTGCCCCCGATAACCATGTTCGATGTAAGGATAGTCCCTACACCGTTATCTTCTATGAAGACTTTACTTGGATAGGATTGATTAGATGAAATTATAGTGCTGTCACATCCTGAATCCAAATGTATATGTGGACTAGCGATTGAACCCGCAAACCAGTTTTCCGAGATTTGCATATTCTTGAAGTTAGCAACATATATGAAACTTTCCGCCACAGGGGAGTCGAAATCATTTTCTTGTATTTTACCTGAATATAAGCCACCAGATGTAGACTGACCAATTTCAAGAGGTATTTTTGAGTGACCATATAAGATATTCCTTCTTATGTACAATCCCTCAACAAAATCGCTAACCGATATTGCTACAACGCCACGCTCTAACCTGCAGTCATAAATGGTTGTGTCGACTGTTCTTAACGAGCCTGTGCCAGCACCGTTTAATTCTATATCCTTACCAGTGCAGTACGCTGATCTACAATTTAAAATTGATGTCACTATGCCATTGGTAACTTTTATCAAACCATAAGACTTATTATCGCCATAGGCATAACAGTGCCGCACCGTCATATTACCTACATTCCTTGCATCAATCTGCTGTACTGTGGTGGTAACGGTGTTGATCATGGTAACATTTGATAATACTGGAGAATTTATCTGTGATTCCGTATAGCCTACTTTAAAATGGGGAGCATTGATTGTCTGTTTGATTTCAGAGCGACCAAAGTCGATTTCAACCTGTCTCTTAATAATTAAAGGAGATGAGATTTTATACTCTTTTTTCTTTGGTGAAGATGCGCTTAGAACAACTCTCACCCCGCTATCTATGGCTGCCTGAATTGCAAGAGTATCATCAGTTAAACCATCACCTACGGCTCCAAAATCTTCAACCGTTATGAAATCCTGATTTTTATCGTGCTGAGTTCTTATCACCGCCCCATTCAAAGGTTGCTTCACTGCGACTAATGAATCACCAGCCCCATCCTGGGCGCTCGCTAAGACGGCCGCCCCCACGCTAAGCCATTTTGATAATCCTATTCCACCACTGGATTGAGGTGTTGACCCAAGCGCAACCACTTTTGGCAGAGATCCATCCCAGCGATAATATTCTCCCGAGTTTGTATCGCGAAGAACTTGGTTCGGCAATGAAATCGTGGCGCCTGTCTGAAATGAATCAACCGTAATGTAGCCGAACTGGGAAATAGCTTGCTGAGCCAGCCACCGAAGACCTTCAATGGTGTAGTGCCGGCCGCCACACCTATCGATGTATTGTTTTTCAAGTGAGCTGACAAACTCATCAATCTTACCTGCGTTGAATTTCAAATCGCGAGGCGATTCACTTGGCACTGGCAGCTGTGTAGGTTGAATAGCCATAATTTTTCCATAAAAAAGCCAGCTCTATGGCTGGCCTGATGTTGAGAGGGCGATTTTTAGGGGTAAATCAGATCGCTGTATTCAGCGAGGGTTAGCGCTGTTGTGCCATCGCTATTGGGCTGCTTTTCGCTTATAACCCACTGAGTTGCGTTAAGCTCCTCTATGGTTGCGATTACGTAACGGGAGGGAGACTGAACGTCATACCCGTCAAAGATGCTCAGTGTCATTTGCGGGATAGAAGCGGTGAACCCAAATGCAGTGTCGGAACGAGGCGAAGCAGGATAGCGAGCGGATGAATTGCCCATGGAATCAGTAATGACGACATACATCGAGCCGGTGAAGTTGATTCGCTCGCTGGTTTCAAAGGAATTCCCACTGCGTGAAACAATATAGCCAGCCTGCTGATTGGTGTCGTAGGTGTCAGGAACCTGAACCATGTCACCTACGTTAACCCACTCACCATCAGCCAGGGCTGTAATAGCCATGCTCATCCGGGAATAAAGCAGCCTGCGACACTCCTTCTGAGCGCGGAAATCAGCCTGAAATCCGTCTCGGACATACATCATTTCAAACTTTTTAGCTTTGAGCGGTTGGCCTACCTCGATCTGATTGTTTCTTACCCGGTAGCGTATGTAGGCCTGCTTGTTGGTGGTCGGGTTGCGGTACTGGACCTCAACGCCGTCATACCCGCCAGGAAGCGTCATGTCGTAGCTTAAAGAGTACCCCGAATCAACAGTGTTGGACCGGTTGAAAACAGTTGCCGGAACGGTTCTTTTCGCGTCGAGCGTGAAAGAAAGTACGCTGTCATCCCAGTAAACACTAACCCCTGCCGCATCACATATGGTCTCCATTCTCTGCCCCAGTGATACGTCTTCATCATCAAAGGTGTAGTCAAAATAGCTTAGCCGCTGGTCTCTGGCGTCGAGCTCGGCCTGAATCTGATAGAGGCCATATATGTCGATTGAGCTTTCCGGCTGACCGCCAATTACGAGCCAATTGTGCAGCGCAATGTCTGCAAAATTTCGCGATGCCCTAATCGTGTAATCAACTTTCTGCGTGCTCAGGTTGTACGTGATCACATGCCGGTTAATGAGGGCGTTGTATTTCCTGTCTCGCGCACTGGTGGCATTCTCAGTCTGCCTGACCGTTACGCGCACAAGCGTGTCGCTGGGGTAGGTGACGTTGCTCCGCGTATTGACGCTATGAATTGCCTCAATCTTGAGCTTACTGCTGTCACTGCTGTTATCTGTGCGCTGTAACGTCACCGCATAGCGTCCATACCCTGCGACAGGTGTTAGCTTATCTGTTCGATAGAATGTGTCAGAAGTGGACTGGTGAGGCGTAGTCTGTCGATAAAGGAACGTCTGAGTTGTTCCCGGCACCTGGACATTATCATCATCGACTTTCCAGATCGTAACCTGCCAGTTGGTCTCGCTTTTACCACCCAATCCTGACTGCGTGTGCAGCCAAAGCTGCGAGGATTGTACCGGTGAAAAGAAGGGGCCAATCGCCAGAGCCTGATTGTCATTTAGAATGAGCTTAGTCGTGTTGATTGTTGCGGTAGATATGTATGAAGCGTTTGATCCTTCAATGCTGTCGATGACGAAATTGTAGTAATAAATCGGCGCTGTAACGGACCCGTTAGATGTCTGCGTGGCCGATATCAGACTCCCTGATAATGTGAAGTCCTGAGTCACATTCCCGCTAGCCGTAGGGTATGTAGCATTCACCACAAAGGATACGGCATGGGGCAATGTCAGTCCCATGAAGTAGTCAAAGCTCGCTTGCTTGACGATCTTCATCAATATCTGGCCGCCGGAATAGCTTCCGCTTATCACAGTGCTGGCAGTAGCGCTCTCAATCGGGAAATCCTCTGACTCGTTCTTGCCGGGAACCTCCTGCCCGTCAACGTCATCGAACTGATAACCTTCATTTATCGTGCCAATCACATCACCTGGGTTATAGACGGTGAAAGACGCCCCCGCCATCGACCCAAGGTTACTTTCCGAATATCTGACTGAGCTGACAGTGTAAGTCCCAATGCCAAAGTTCATGAATTCGGTCAGGTATTTCAGATTCTCCGTATATTCAAAGAGAGACTCCTGAATAAGGTCAGGAAATGCCCTAATCAGTCCGTAATTGTCAGGCTTTGCCTCACCATTTCGGGCAAGGTTAGACTGTCCCTTCAGGCTGTTATTCGATGACGTTTTGCTTTGCCCGATATTGCCTGTACCGGGCTGCTTGATGAGCCCACTCATGATTTTCTGAGTAAACTTTATCGGGTTGAAGTGCTCGAGCGGGTTAAGCAGGGTTTTAGCAAGGTCGCCTGATTTAGGCTGGTCGAAGATGATAACCCGGTCTTCTTCTTGCAGTCTGAAAGCGATATCGTCATCGTCCCGCAGTTCCTGACCGTTAACTCTGACCCGTAGTTCGTTATGAAGATTCTGGCCTGCCAGCCACTCATTTAACGGCACACCCGCAGGGGCTTTAATTCTCTCTTTCGGCAGCCCCGGAACACGCTGAATCTGGACGATTGGCATACTGATAGAACTCCACGCGCGTGAATAGTTTTTGTATTGTTCGGATGCTGTCTGAGCGCACATGCCCACTCTCTCCGCGACTGTGCAATGCGCGCCCGTTAAGAGTCAGTCCGACGTGAACAGGCTGGCTGCCGTACCAGGCAATAAAAATTCCGTTGTCACTGAAGATATCCGTTTGCCGCCAGTAAACGACCTCGTCTGTAAAGCACGTCAGGAAGTCGGCGCCAGATTCGTAGTCAGGCTGATGATGAATCTCTACGCCCATCACATGGCGATAGTAGAGAACTACCAGCGCCCAGCAGTCCATAGCCTCAAAGGTGCATGACCTGTCACGCCATGGCACACCAGTCACCTTCTCAATGAACTCAGACTTAAGCATTCTGTAGCCCCGGAAATTCCTCTGGCGTGTACAGCCGCCCAACGTTGTTATTAAGCGGATTTTTAAGCGTCAACGTAACGGTCACATCGTTCTGATCCATGCTTACGTCGTTGACGTAGAGCGTCCATGGCTTGAGTGGGGTGTTCATATCCGCCGAATCAAAACGCTGGTATGTGGCCGAAATTGGAGTGATGCGCGCATACCCCCGCCAGAGCTTAAGTTGCTGCTTAAAGTCCTGTGCGAGACGGCTGAATTTGACGCTGCAATCAATAACAGGCGTTGAGCTCTGCTGGCTTTCGTTGATTTCCATGCGGCACGGTGTATAGATTTGGCCAGCAAAGGTTTTGGGGAACACCTGCTTGTCTACCAGCCTGATATAGCCGAATGTCTGGTTATAGAACGTAAGCGTGTCGAAAAGCACCCGGTTGGGCCGCTGGCTTTTGAACTCTCTGAAAGTCGGCATTAAGGCACCCTTGGTAATGATTCCTTATCCCGTTCGTCGGGATAACCAGTGACGACAATGTCCAGCCAGGTACCCCATGGCGGCGGAAGCTCAACCAGGATGTCGTCGAATTCGTCATCTGAGTTATTCAGTTCTCTGGCTATTACGCTGCCCGTCCAGGTGAACACAGATCCGCTCTGGTTCCATGTTGGATAGGCGGTGAAATGAAGCTCCTGAACTTCCAGCCCTGAGTCGCCAGTCCCGGTCGATAGCCTCATGCTGAACCATTGATTGCCGTTATCCAGATAGTTAGGACTGCGCAACCACTGGTAAAAGGCACGGTGCTGATCACGTGTGAATATCCACGTCAGGCTGAATGAGGATTTAAGGTCGTCAGTAAGCTTCTGGAAGATTGGCGCACCAACCTGTGGTTGGTCAGTGCGGAATCCTGTGTCGCTGGTGACGTTTTTATTAGACTTCTGAGCCAGCGGGAGCCAGTCAGGATAATCAATAGCCATTATTCTGTAGCCCTCGCGGATGCTGTTGTGTTGCGGGTTATTGCCTGCCGGATCGGCCCGCCCTGGTTCAGGTCTGCCACAATGACGTCTATTGTCAGACCACCACCTGTGTTATTGGCCTGTGCATCAACCGTGGCGCTGGTGTAGTTCTGTATGTTGATAACCACCCCACCTGAGCTACCAGTTGATGATGTCATGTCCTTATTGCTTATCACTGAACCGTTATCGCCGGGGATCATGTATTGCTTACCACTGCTAGCCTGATAGATTTCAGGCATGCCGCCCTCACCTACCTGATACATGGAGCCTGCCGATACCGGGCCACCGTTCTTACGCTTGCCAGCTAACCCGCCTGCCAAAGCCATTCCCGCGATTAAGGCACCGATACCAATGACCGCCGCACCGCCAAAAGAACCAATTGACGCAGCTGCTGCCGCTGGAAGCCATGCAACTGTGGTAGTTGCAGCTGATGCTGTACTGGCCGCAGTAGTAGTTGCAATCCCTGCGACCGAAGCAGATGTTGTCGCTGCAGTTGCTGAAATTTGCGCAGTTGAACCCATTACGGCCGATTTTACCCATTCCACGCCCATCTGAACGAAGGAGTTGATAAGGCTGTTAATGGCGTTGCTGGCTAGAGAAGACATGGCTTCCTGGGCGGTCATGCTACCTGTTACCATTCCTGTGAAGGCATTGGATGCATTGCCGGCCAAGGAATCAAATGACGCAGCTAAAGCCTCATTTCCTACACTCTGATTCCTCCAGATTTGCCACTGAGCAGCTATTCGCGCCTGTTCATACTGAGTGTTAGCGGCATTCATCAGCTCAATACCACGCTGGGTTATTTGTCCCTTTTGCGTTTCGAACTGCTGGATAAGAGCGAGCTTCTGCGCATTCTCATTTGCCAATTGCTGTACAGGATCAACAGTTCCTGCAGCAGCCTGCTCTGGGGTTACTGCCTGATTAGCGCGGATCTTCGCGAGGTTAACCTGATGCTCCTGCTCAAGCCGCTCAGCGGTTTCGTTGTACTGTTCCTGGCTAATCTTTTTGGCTGACAATGCCGTTTGCAGATCGGCAACATCCTGCTTGTAGCTTGCATCTTCTTTAGCCTGCGGAAGCAGCTTCTCTGCAGCCGCCTGGGCGCGTATAGCGTTACTGGTATCCCACTTCGCTGCAGCATACTGGCCAGCAAGTTTGATATCGTTCTGCGTTGCCGCGCTACCCAAAGACTGTTGGGCCGTCAGAATTGCCTGCTCGCGACTTAACTCGCGAGTTGAGTCACCAGCCAGCTCTGACTGCTGCTTCAGGTTGGCCAGCTTCTGCGCAATTGATTCAGCCTGAGTTTCAGCTTTCTTACCGGCAGCTAATCCCTCCCTCGTTTCTTTATTCCTGGCCGCCTCGGCTGCCTGAAGATCGTACTGCGCTCCAGCCAGTTGACCTGCGGCGTTAACCTGATTCTGGTTGCCACCTTTATCCGTTGCCTCCATCCGAGCCTTGGTTACGGCGCGGAGGCGTTTATCGGTTATAGCAAGAAGTGTGTTTTCATCGGCCAAATCTTTGTTGTAGGCATCTGCCTTATCACTGCGAGGGATTTGCAGGCTGGTAGAGTTAAACTTATCCTTTGCACGGCTGGCGAAGTTGATAGCATTGCCAAGTTGGCTCATAAGCCCTGCAGTGACCCCGGCCTGATCGCCGTCACGCTTAAGCAGGTCTATGCCTTGGGCGAACTTACCGTTGAACTGCGCTCGTAAAATTCCCGCCTTACTAACTGTCTGACTAAGCCTGTTTTGAGCGGTCTCATTTTGGGCCAGTAACTGGGTGTGCTCACTTTGAACGTCAGCCAGCTTAGAGAGCGTGACTTTATAGAGAAGGCTACCCTCTTCAAGAGATCCGAGGGTTCGACGTAGCCTCGACTGCTGAAGCTCGTTAGCCTCAAGTGTGGACTGGTTATCTTTTAAGGCATCAGCCTGAGCACGGATTGATTTGCTGGCGTTGTCGATTTCAGCAGCAAGCTGAACCTGACTCATGCTTTTCATTTTGGCAATGACGCCGTCGAGCTTGTCAGCAAAATCGATGCTTTCCTGCCGCGCCTGCTGCATCTTCTGATAGAAGTAGAAGATTCCAGCGGCTGCTATAACTGCCGCTCCAACTGGGCCGCCAATAAGGGCAAGTGCGCCACTGGCAAGTGATTTAATAGTGGTTGTAGCCGTCACTGCTGCAGCAGTAGCTGTTCGGGTTGCGGCAGCCTGCGCAATCTGGGCCTCTGCATATGAGGAAGAACGCTGGATAGCTACAGATTTTGCGGCGGTCAGGTTTTGGAGGGCAAATGTTTCAGCCGCTGAGCCTTTGGCAACGTTGTACTCAGCCTGCGCAAGAGCAAGCGAAGAAAGAGCTGCTTCTTTATCCAGTAATGCCTTTCTGGCGACTACGGTGGCTGAAGTGGCGGCGGCGGCTGTGGATTGTGCGGTAGCAACCGCCTGTGCTCTGGCTGCCAGAGCGTCATCTACTCTCGCTTTCGTTGCCATAGCTAGGGCGCCAGTAAATCTCCCTCCAAAGATTACTGCGGCAGCTGCAACTACGTTAGCGACAATATCTAAATTCTCGCTGAGAGAGATAACACCCTGATTGAAGATTTTTATAGATGTGCTGACGCTTGAGCTCTCACCTACAAATTTGGTGATATTGTTGGTTGCAACAGTAAATGCCTGACCCATGGTGAGCGCAGTGTTAGCGAACTCTTTTGCGATCGCATCACTCTGTTTAAGCAGGCCATTAACAACAACTTCTGTTGTGAGTTTTCCCTCAGCTGCCATCGCTCTCAGTTGGCCGATCGTGACGCCAAGTGAATCAGCCAAAGCAACGGCCAAGCGGCTTCCGTTTTCAGAAATAGAGTTAAACTCTTCGCCACGCAATACCCCTGAAGCAAGAGCCTGCGAAAGCTGAGTCATAGCGGAGCTAGCTTCTTCAGTTGTTGCGCCTGATACAGTAAGGCCTTTATTGATGGTTGTTGTTAGCTTAATTAGGTCGGCAGTGCTAGTGCCTGCGCTTCTCGTAGATCGCTCCAGCCGACCATACAGCGTGGCAGTAGCCTCAATACTTGACTTGGTGTTCTGTGAGATATCGAAAACGCGCTGGGTTACATCAGCAAGCTGCTCATTAGCCCGGACAGAGTTCGCAAGTTTATTGCTAACCGTTACCCAGGCATTCCCATACTCCGCAACCTGCTGCACCGAGATGGCAGCTGAAAGGGCTGTAGCCACCCTGGTTAATGATGAAAACGACTTTTCCGCATTCCCAGCCGATTTGGCTGTGCTATTGAATCCTTGGTCTAATTTGTTAAGACGATCATTTACCTGCCGCTGCCCTTCGATAAGCCTGGCGACATTCATTTCAATCTCATAAACGATGTTGCCAACCTGCTGCTCGCCTGCCATTCGCTTTTCTCCGGGCATAAAAAAACCCCGCCGGGGCGAGGTGTTTTTTACTTTTCTTGTCAGTTACAGTTTATAGGGCGACCACGGAAGATGATTGACCCATATGCATCATTGGTACTTTGTATTCTGAGCACTTTGTTATCTCTAATGAAGGCCCAGTAAAGCTGTTTGCCTGTGTACCCACCATATGAGTTCTTGGCATTAACAAACACGCAAGCGGAATAGCCATAGATGAACTTTCTCTGATCAACCATTACTTCTCTACGAGGAGCGGTGAACCCAGAGAATTTAGCAGAGTCTGGGTCTTTCAGTTGCTCTCGAATTGCCCCTTCAACTAAGGATTGATAATCAGTGGGCTTGCTACCCACGTCAGCAGTTTCTAAGTTGATGTTTTTTACCGACTGCTCAAACTCTGCATCTCTTTTTTTTGCTTCTTGCATCTGTTTACTTGGCGCGCATGCAGATAAAAAGAATACCCCAGCTAACAGTGCACCACTTGAAAATCGACTATTCATATCCCTATCCCTATTCCCAAACAAAATGATGAGATAAATCCTAGCTGGGATGTGTCGCAATGGGAAGCAAGAAAAAAGATGTTTAGGCTTGATGCGTTTTAAGTAATGCCAGCTCAGAGTCACTAAGTTCAATAAAACCCTCAGCTAATTCCACTAATCTAGGTAGTAAATCATCAATAACTTGATGAGCATTAGGAGATATTATTGCAAGAAGATGTAGGTGCTCTTCTCTATAGAAGTGTTTGGCATAAACCAAATAATTATTACTAGTTCTTTCGCTTAAAGGCGCATCTGGATGCCAAGGCTTGTCACCATCAATGAGTAGATGAATCTTCCTGATATTCGCTGACATTGCTTCATAGTTTCTTTCAAAGCCACCATGAGATCCAAAGCACCAAAATTGACGCCCTAGAGATATGTGCTCTGCAAGATTTTGTGCGTATCGATGAGCAATACCAGACTTACTCAATCCTTGAGCAATACTGACCTTTACCATTTTATACCCAGTTGGGCTTATTATTGGTCAGCATAAGATGAGATGCCGCTATCACATCCAAAGCTTCTTTGCGTGAAATATTACTTTCATGCAAATCAACGGGCACTGTTTTTGATTGCTTAATTTCTTGTGAGATTTGGAACGCGGTGTTTTCGATTGCAGTTAGCGCACGAATATATTTTTTTTGTAAAGGCCTTATCATATGCTCATGACCAGACCAAAGAGGTGAACGCTGCGCCTCCAGAAACATATCTAAAGCATGCGCGCGACAATTCCTGGCAGTAAACTCTAATGCCTCAAGTTGGCCAATCACATTGCTGATGCCGTCCTGGCTAGAAAGCCCTTCCTCTCTTAACGTAACAAGGTGATCCATGCCTTGTTTCGCAACATCTTGAAGCTTTTGAGCATGAGCGTGGATAGTTGTACAGCGGGAAAAGGCTTCTGTAGCGTCAAGACGCTTCGGCATCTCGCAAGCATTAGCTATTAACGGCTTAAATGCACCGTTTACGGCTTCTTGAACTTGGCTCATCTGCTGGGTTATTGCTGCAAACCCCAAAGCGACACCGATTGACATGACCTTACCCCATAACACCTGACAAAAAGGCCGAAGTACGCTGACTTCGGCTGGTACAGCTTTTGCTGTTACGGGAGAGTTTAGTACCTTTAGGTATAAGTTAGCAATCAGCTAAAAAGGGTGACAATTGCAAGTTCGCCGAAGATAGCTGATACGTGTTTTCATGTTAGCACCACGTTTGCAGAAGTTATCCCAAAACAAGTTGCAAGTTGGCAACACGTTTCGTCAGTTTATGAAGTCGCATAGTGCTTAACAATGCCAAACTAAAAGCACTTTTTGTCTTTAAGAAAATGAGATGTTTTAAGCTTAAGCTCGAAGTGTGCCTGCAGATTCTAATCTCTTTTTCTTCCTAATCAGATAGTCATCAGCCACTTGATCGTACTCTTCCCGCGTGAATCCCTTCTGGTCAGGGTATTTGGCTGCAAGCATGTGCTGAAACTCGGTCATCGTTAATTGCTCGGCTTCTGAGCGCGTCATGCTGAAATGGTTTCGGGCCGCACTGACGTAGTCAAAGGCATTAAACTCTGTCGTTGCCTTGCCGCTTTCATGGCGCTGTAACTGGCGAATCTTTGCCTTACCGATGATGCCATGTGTTATGAGTGACTGCGCGATTAGCAGCAGCTCAAAGCCACCCATCAGGCCCATGCGTCGTTTAAATGTCCTGCCTTTAACTCTGGCCGGACGGAACTCACCGATAAGATCAGTCAAATCAACTTCACAGCATGCCTGCATCACAGTCATGGCCGCCATAAGCGCCCTCTTTCCGTAACTGCAACTGCGGATGTGCTCGATTAGCCAGGCCGGAACGTGTCCATATGCTTCAGTTGCTCGCTCTATTAGTGGTGTAAGCTCATCGTGGTGCAGGTCTGCAAAGGTCTGAACAATCTCCTGCGGCTCACCGATTCGGCTCATTGCTGCAAATGACGGGCGGAAAAAATATTCATCTTCACCGGCTGTGATGAGGCACTCACCAATCTCTTTATACGGCGTCATGTGGTCTCCATAATCATTATCAATGGGCCGAAGAAGCCGGCCCATTTGGAATGGTTACGAAGCAGTAACCGTTACAGTTGTGGTATCTGTGAAATTGCCGTCGTTCGACTTGAAGGTGATCGTCGCTGTGCCGGCGGCCACACCAGCAACCAGACCGGTGCTGCTGACGGTTGCTTTCGTAGCATCTGACGTTGTCCATGTGCCGGACTTGTCAGTTGCATCAGCTGGCAACACGGTGCCGGTCAGCTGCCGAGTTGCACCAACTACGACTGAGGTAGTCGCTGGAGTCACGGTAACGCCTGTAGCAGGAACGCTATCATCTGTATCTACCACCTGGATGGTATCGGCTGCCGCCACCTTAAACTCGGTGGAGAAAGTGATGATGTCGTTAGTGCCGCCATCAGAACTCAATGCGTTGATCAGCATGTATCCCTGGAAGGTGATCGGCCCGAACTCCATGCGAACCCACAGAGTGGGCTGGCGTGCTGCCTGAATCTCAGTGTTGAAATACTTAATCAGGCGACCAACACCATACTGGTCGAGCTTATCGTTACGGCGCACCTCACCCTCAAATGAGATAGTGAAGTCAGCGTTTGTAACGATGTTCTCTACATAGCCTTTGGTGTCATCGGCATCTGATGTCACGCTATTCGGCGAAAAGTCGAAGCCTTTACTGGTGCCTGCAGCCAGAGCCTTCCACTCTGACTCCTGCGGTACTGCATCGGCGCAACCATCAGCTACTTCGAGCACAATGGCGCGGCCAAACAACTTTGTGTTGTCCGTTGGGCAATTTGCTGCCATGGGTAATTCCTCTTTTGATTAACTTTCGCCGTAAGAACAGGCAAATTGCAGGCGCCAGACCATACGCCCCTCTGCTGTGGGGATTGGTGATGGTATGCCACCCATATTGGTGATTTGGCCGACGCAGGGGTCGCTGATAGGGTTTTGCTGCACGTAGTCGATGATGGCCTGCACGTCAGACTCTGACTTTGCGTAATCTCCTGCAGACTTGCCGGTGATCAGGTCAACAAGCACGTAATGGTCAGAGCCGATATCTCTGTCTACCGGAGTACCACCATTCGGCCGGAACACGATGAACCGCTGCTTCAGGTCACCTGTATCAGTCCAGATGAGTGACTGAACCGTGTATCCGGAAGTCAGGCCGGCACCGATAAGAAGATTTTTAACGCGCTGATGCATCGGAGGATTCACAAGCTCATCTCCTTTTTAATAGTGCGGTCGATGAGGTCGCGAGTATCCTCGAAGCCTTTGGTCAAAAACTCCTTCTGGGCTGTCGCCCGTCGGAAGGTCTGCGGCACATTCGGATCGTGAACATAAACCGCATAGTTAGCCGAGTAGCCCACGCGCCCGGTTAAACGACCACCTTTGATGTCGAGCTCTCGATACTGGCTGTTGATGAGCGTGGATGTGTCTATAGGCGTGTACAGCGCAGCCTGCGATGAACCGATGATTAATGCGCTCTGAATAGCCCTGACAGCCTTCCTGCCCTGAATGTCGCCAATCAGTGCGTTGAGATTCTGCTGAGCCTGGCGGATGCCGCGGACCTTTACTCCCATATCAGCCCCCCGTCAGAATTGCATAATCATCAACCAGCCGCTCAAAGGTGTCTGCATAGCGAATTGCCTGCATAACCTCATCAGCGCCCGCGGCGATTGGGTCTGGATTGCTCGAAGCACCAATCAGGATGTAATCACCGGTATCTGCCAGTGCGTACTCCGTCCATATGGTGTTCTTTACAACCTTCTCACCGCCAATAGCTCCTAACCGCTTGCTCAGGCCGCCCTGATAATCGCAGGCAATCACCAGTGGTTCAGACCAGCCAAGAGGATCGCCATACTCATCCAGCCCCAAAGGCTTCCAGATGGTCGCCTGAGCCGTATATGACCAACTGGCTAAAGATGACATGTCATTCCCTCCAGCTGATTACAGTGGGCTTTTCAGCAGCGATGCGAGGGCAGTTAATCCGCCACTCGCCAGCCTCGTTTACGTAACCGGTAGTCTGTGCGCCATTATCGGTTTTCACCCACACCCGGCTGAATGCCCTTGGTAGCCTTTCCGATACAGGAATCCACATCAGTAGCCCCCAACCACGTCAAAGAACCCAACGCTGATGCCTACATCAATCGGCAATGATGACGTACAGCCAGACTTATCCAGCGCGGCGAGAGTGTTGCGCATAGTCTTTACATCACCGCTGTAATCGAATGACCGGGACGCCCCTGAAGGCGCTGACTGTGATTTGATGCGCTTGCTGTATGCGGTGATAGCCATCAACGTCACGGCGTACACCTGAATCAGCATCAGATCGCATTCATCGTAGCCAGCCGCCTCCAGGCACATGTTGATACTGCCTAACTTGCACAGATAGGCATCAATCATGAAGTCCGGGACGGAGTAGCCCAGCGCAGATAACTGCTGTTTAACCTGCGCCGCCGTTATCTGCACTGCCATGGTTACTTATCCTTTTTGGTTGCGGCTGCCAGCGCTGCTTCGGCTTCGTCAGCACGCTTGGTTTCTGCTTCCAGAGCAGATGCGTGCTCTTTCTCTTTGCTCACAGCGGCTTCCTGCAGTTGTTTAACCTGTTCCAGCGCGTCATCAAGCTTCGATTGCAGCACCGATGTATCAGTGCTTACAGGTGCAGACGGTGTAGCCACTTCGAAGGTCAGCTTCTCCCCTTTCTTCTCGCTGGTTTTCTCTGCTTTACCCTGTGCGAGCCACTTTTCAGCTACAGAATCCTCTACGTCATAAACCTGACCGGCTTCCAGTTTCTGGAAACCGGCACCGGCAAAGAGGTTTGAAACCAGTACCTTTACGAGTGCCATGTTTTTTCCTTAGCTCGAAGCGTGAATGACGGAGTACTTGTTGTTGATATCCTGCTTAACCATCAGGCCCATCGCACCCCATGTGCGCCAGATATAATCGCTGTTGTAGAACGGGCGCGGGTCGGCGACAGTGCCGATAGCCTGACCGACGATCGGAGCAATAACGCCTGCAGTCAGTGGCACAATCAGGATTTCGTTACCTGACAGCTGCGCATCTTCTTTGATGGCCGCGATACCAGACAGCTTCAGAATCTCTTCCATCACGGTGCGGGTTGCGTTCACGTCGAAATAACGCTCAAGGTTCGACATGACCTCTGCCGACACGTACCACGTCTGCGGTGCGTACTGGCTGTTTGTCACGCGGACCACATCACGCAGGGCGATCGCATTGGTGCGCAGCGCTACCGGATCGGTGCTGGTTGCGAAGTTGAAGGTCAGGGTCACCTGAGCAACGCGCTCGTCTGCCTTCAGGCCTTTCCAGGTCAGGCCGTCAAACTTAACGTAGTTGCCTTCTGGATCGCGGAAGCCGTTGAACATGTAGTCAACGTACTGACGCTGCACATCTTCAACAGAGCCGCTTTGCGCATCGGCCTGAGACTGGAGCGCTGACGGGCTGTTGAAGATTGGGTCACGCCAGGTGAACTTGAAGCCTGAGTCATGCACCGGAACCATAGTGCCGTCAAAGGTGTAGCTCTTCGCATCCAGCGCCGCGCCAATCTGACCGGACATAGATGTGTGCGCCCAGCCACGGCCACCGGTACGTGCGTAATCGTAGCGAGACTGTTCAATGCGCACTGAGCGAGACAGCGGCATCAGGTCATTCAGCAGGGTGAACTGAGTGGTTGGCTCGAACTGAGCCAGAACGGTGGTATCGAAAGCGCGATACAGGCGGCGGATATCGTCAACAGCATTGACGGCATCCAGACGGCCGGCATCTTCACGAATGCCACGCACGCGACCGAGGAAATCGGCAGCAGCCTGAGCACCCGCATTACGCGCCATTTGCAGTTCGGCAAACTGAGACTGGTTAACCTCGAGGTTTCCAGTGCGTTCGCCCAGGGAACGGGAAAATACAAACATTCAGGTGCTCTTTACTTGATCACAACGCGCAGCAGGTCACCTGCAGCAGCGGTATAGGCTTTGTCTTCTTCTACAAAGCAGCGAATGGACTCGTCAGCGGCTTGTGCTTTAACCTGCCCATTAGCGATTGAAAGCGGCTGACCTTTTTTGTAGGTGCCGGCCGCCGCGCGTACGTTTAGGAACATGCCCTGCATTGGCTGGATACCCACGACCAGCTCGCCAGCCGGAATGCTGTCATCAACAGTCAGGCAGCGAAGATAGTCGTAGTTAGCGACATACAGAATGGCCTGCTCATTACCATCTACAGAGGCAGTAAACTTGCCCGCATCAAAGAAGCCGATAGTACCAGGCTTGGTGGCTGCTGCCGCGACACCTTCACGGTTCAGGAGAGGGTTAGGGAACACACCGCCCGCGTGAATTACATGCTTTCCATCTTTAGCCATTATTTACTCCGGCATTTCGCTGACTGAATGATTGGTAGCGGCCTGACGGAAAGAACCGTTCAGTCCGGTAGTGGTCTGGCACTGTGCATACAGGCCATCCAGCGCTGCACCATCGAGAGCATTGACGGCCACATCGTCCAAGCCAAACTTAGCTTTCACGGCATTGCGCTTTTCGCCCTTTTCTTTGTCGGCGTTAACCGCCAGGCCGCTTTCAATGGTGGTAAGTTTGTCGGCAAACGGCTTAAACCATGCCGGGGCCTGCTCGCTGTTCGTTGCCGTCTCTTTGGCTTTCTTCTCAGCCTCTTCTTTCTCTTTCTTGGCCTTTTCATCGGCTTCAGCTTTCGCTTTAGCGTCATCAGCTGCCATCTGGTTGTAAGCGTCCATCAGCTCAGCATCGGACTTACCTTCAACGTCGATGCCTTTCGCTTTCAGCGCATTGGTGATGAGTTCTTTCATCGGGTTTGCTTCCTCTTTGACGGAATTGCTGTTGGCGCTGAAAAACGCCTTTAGCTGGTTGAGAAGTGTTTTAAGTGCGGGGTCTTGCGGTAAATCAGGATCGGGCATCTCGGCTTCAGCCAGGTTCACCACTTCCAGCTCCTGCTCGGAGCCATCGGAGTTGACGAAGATGCCCACGCCTTCCTCTGGTGTGCCAGCTCCCGGCTCGTCAAGCAGGTTGGCTACGTGGTCAAACATCATGTTGGTGACGATTTCGCGGTACTTCTTGCCCTTCGACTCGCCATTAGCGGCGATTCCGGAGTAAAGAAGCCCTGTGGAGATGTGAATTGGCTCTACATTTTTACGAGCGGCCATTTCATCAAGACGATTGACCAGTCGCTGGCCTTTCTCGGTTGATTCGGCATAGCGGCGGTCAACATACATGTCGCCAGAGACTTTGCCGTCCTTATGCTCAACATCCTGCAGCCATGCACCTACGTGATATTCATTTACCGCCTGAACGTCGCGGGCTGATACGTGCTTACCATCAACTTTTGGATGCCCTAACGGCATTGGTGTGCGCTCAAGGGTTTTATAGCCCTTTGCGATTTCTGCTGCCGTATACAACTTGCCGTTCATCACGATGTCGTCAACGATAGGCGTGACGCCACGGACCACAATGTGTGGCCTGCCGTTGATGATTTCTGTTGTGATGTTGGATGCAGAGTTGACTACGGACAGCACGTTAACGCGATTGCGTTTCATGCTGTGTCCTCAGTGGTGGATTACAGGCAATAAAAAAGGCCGCCTCAGCGACCTCTTTTTCGATTTACTATCTGTAAAGCTTCCGATATGGATATTTGTTTCAACTCATCACTAGGGAAAATAATTCTACCGCAAGAATTACAACGATAAGATTCATCATCATCATGCACTGAGGCAGGCTCTTTACACTTTGGGCAAAAAGGCTGGTTGTCTTTGTTCCAGTACAATCCGCACATAGCGAAAAGCTTGTTTCCTATAGTTAGGTCAATCACTTTACTGCTTAGCATCCATACTACAACTAAAAGAAACAAACATACGACAGTAACAAGACTTCCATATGGGTTTGCCTTTATAAATTCTATAAACTTACCGACGGCTATTCTGGTTTGCGCTGGTACATACTGCGGAAAGAAGAAAGCAATAAGAGTAACGATTCCTGACGCTAGCGCTATGATTGCTCCGATCCAAGATATTATCTTTCTCATCATTTCCCATCCATATGAATTTTGATGATGTTTTATATATATTTAATCCAGAAATGTCTACTGAGCGGACCACTCCTTGCGCTCTTTGGTCAGCCTTTCAACGAGGCCGGCGTTAACGATCTTGTCTCCTTCGTCAAGGATGACCGGTATCTGGCTGCAGTAGCAGTGATAGCGGTTACCGTCACGGCTGTACCATTCGCGAACATCTTCTACCGTGCGCGTTTTTCCATGCCAGAAGGCATGACTGGTACGCGTTCTAGGCTTGAGCGCCGATAGCCAGAGCACTGCAGTATTCAGACCTAACCGTTCGCGCGCCCAGTCCGCTTCCTGCCATTGAGCCTTACGCAGAGCGCCAACCTGCTCGGTCTGAGCCATGTTCTTGGCTCGGGCCATTGAGACGTCGAGCCGCTTACTGATGATGCGAGCAGTTTCTTTTGGGTTGATGCCACGACCTATCGAATCGGCTATCACATTAGCCAGGTCACCACGGGCCCGGTCAGACTCAAGCAGCCAGTCGCTATATGTGGATACGTACGCTGCTGCCACCTGATTCTGGTATGCAGCCGAACTGAGCAACTGCTGAAGCGTCGTCTGCTGCTCGTAGATGGGCGACTGCAGCGACAGATTGGTGAAGGCTTGATGAGTACCGCGCTCATATTCTGCCGCAACGTACTGAAGCGCCCATAAGCTGTTACTGCCACCTTCAAGCAGATAGTCATCAAGGATTAGCTGGACACGCTGCAGCAGGTCAGCCAGTTGAGGTGCCGACATGTCGTAGATGTACGTGCCAGCATTCACCTGATAAATCACATTGCTATGCACTGCATAGCTCTGCGTGTTGTTCGCCCTCTCCTGTCCAGTCAGGTGCTCATCGAATAGCTTCTTCAGCGCCACCTTAATCTGGTAGTAGCGATTCTCGATGTCGCGGAACATCCCGTTAACGGGCCGGGCGGATTGCGTCGGGTCGGCTTTGTTGCGGGGTATTATCGGTGTCCCGATTCGGGTTTTCGCTGTCATCGTCATCTGTCAGCGGGTCCTTATCAGTTAATTTTTTGTTTGGGTCAGGCGTGGCTGGCGCTTTGCGTGGCTCAAGTTCGCCAACTGTCCGCACCTCATTTTCGTCAACAACTGGGGTGCCGAATGCCTGCTGAGTGTCTTTGGCTACTGCGGCCATTGCCTGCATATTGGCGATCTTCTCTTTCTCGCTTGGTGCGAGTAAGTCAGACCATGCCAGCGTGACTTCACCTGACGTCGGCGGCTCAATCACTCCAGTCTTCCAGCAGCGCTCAATAAATTTGGTTACTACAGCCGTTTGATGACCCCAGCGGCGACCATTGCAGCGTTTAGCCCAATCGGTCTTGTCTTCATCGGAGGCTAGCCGACCGGTTTGCTGACCAAACTGAATGGTGAAAGGGCATTGAATTGATGATGTGAACTCATTGGCTGTTACTGTCCAGCTTGGTGCGGGATCGGCAGCAGCAACTGACAGCACCGATGTGGTACCCGACTGAGTGACGAGCGCCGAATCAGTACCGCGATTCAGCTTCATCATCTTGTCATTCATTGCTTCGCCGAGGCTTTCGTAACCGGCTTCTTTCGCCATCTTGGCGATCGCCACCATGTCCGTCTGCGCATCGAAGCTGATACCCAACTGACGGCTGGCGTTCTTCAGGAAGCCTTCTGCGCTACCACCGGAAATCTTTTCGAGGTCCAGTAGCTTGTTATAGCCAGCACGCAGGAATGGCACGCCGGAAAGCATGTTTTCATCTTCAGAGCCTTCGCACAGGATGATGACGCGGTCAGGATGAACCGTAACGCTGCGCACTGGCCCGTAAGTACCATTATCGCCAACTGGCTGCTCGTTGAACTGGTAGTTAACTGGTTCGCAGTAGGTTTCCGACATGGTGTCTGTGTCGAAGTTGCCCGGCTTAATCTGTGATTCCCACGCAGGGATGAGTTTGACGATCGCCTTATCGCGCAACCGGGAAACAACGGCGGTGTCCACTGGCTCTTTCCATTCGTGCCCATCTTTAAACTGGATGAGCAGCGCTGAATATCTGCCAACCAGATTGCGGCGGTCAGCATCTTTGATTTTCGCCCAGTGCTTGCTCAGTAACTTGGTTGCTGTCCTCTCCCACGGAGTGGTTTCGGTTGATTCTTTGTTCTCGTCACCGTCGATAATCGTCGGCTTATCCGTCCAGCACGATTCCAGTAGTTTATGCACGGCGGCATATGCGACAGGGTTTCGCTCATAGGCGCGGTAATACTGTTCGAAGCCAAGTTCATCGGGATAACCGAATTCCTCGTACAGCTTTGTGCGCTTGGTGTTACCGGGCTTTCCGGCATACATCATGCGCTGGCGCCCTATCTCATGAGCGAGGGCGTTCACAAGGAATTGTTCCCCGTTGCTTAGTTCACTCACTGATGAGCTCCTTAGAAGAATATTGCGCCGGTCTGCTTGTGATTCGTTTTCGCCACAGCAAAGTAGCGGAACGCATCAGCGCCGTGCGATGTGAAATCGTGCAAAGGCTTGTCTTTCCAGCAGCCGCGTTTGTCGTCCCACTCCTTGCGGTACCCCTCAAGGTGAGATATGCCCTGTTCGCATTTAGAGGCGTCAAAGGCGCACTTAGGGAGGATTTCACGCACGGAGTCTATGCCGGTATCAACGCCAAGTTTTGGCGCGACCTTGAAGCGGATTGAATAAACCTGACCGCCGATTTCAAAGCCTTCTGCAGCTATCTGCTTGCGGCTCTTGCCATCCCCGGCAAACTCACGGTTATCGATATCGTGCGGTGCCCAGTGATCGCCATACTCATAGCCGCGGTCTTTCAGCACCTTCATGTAGTGCCGCAGGCCTTCACCACTGTTCTCGTAGTAGTCGATGACATGGAACTCATCACCAACCTCACGAATGAACCAGATGGCAGTGGAGTCACCTACGCCGATATCCCAGAAGGTGTGAACCAGCTTATGAGTGTTATCAGGCAACTCCCCTACGCGTTTATTCGTGTAGAGCCAGCGGAACTGCTTCGCGTAATAAGCACCCTCAACTGACTGCTCGAATGCTTCAGCCGGTATTGATGGGTACTCTCGCTTCATGTCATCGCCGAGCGTCTTCTCTTTGGCGTAATACCACGCTTTCTGGCGCTCGTTGAGAATGACGCCATGCTTCTGCTCGATATCGTCAAAGTAATCGCACAGGCGCTGCGGTAGAGGCTCTACGGGGTCAATTGCATAGAGTGGATTCTTCCACCAGGAGAAGAAGAAAAACTTCCAGTCAAGACTGGAAAGCGTCTTACCCTGCAACTGGGCTTTCTCAGCAGTCTGGCAGTAATCAAAGAAGTAACTGGCACGCCCCTCTGCTGTGCTCTCAATAGTGGTAAAGCAATCGCTGGATACCGCTTCAAACGCACCAGTGACAATCTCACGGGCTTTGTCGGGGAACTTGGCGCATATCTTCCCGAACTCGGAAACGTGCAGGAAACGCAGCGTACCGCCCCGGAATGATGTGCTGACGTAAAGTGACCCGCCCTTCCTGAATACCAACTCACCCGCCGAATCATTGCTCGCCGGGTTGGCAGCCCTGATTTGTGCCGGCAGACGGTCATAGGCGTACTTCACCTTTTCGCGGAAGAGCCGCTTAGCATCGTTCAGGGTGTGGGCGATCAGGGCACACTTTGCAGCCTCGAACAAAGCCGCATCCAACTGGATAATGCAGACTTCGGTCGTAAAGCCTAGCTGGCGAGCCTTAAGGATGATGTTGCGGGTATGCATGCCCTCAAAGTATTCAAGCTGCTCCGGTGTCATCTGGAAGCGTATCGGCTTACCTTCTTTATCGGTTATCCAGTAGAGGTGATTCAGGCGCCATAACTTATCTCGCAAGAGATTGAGATGTTCAGGCTTCATGCTCACCCCTTCGCGAGATCGTCCATCAGGTCAGAAAGTTTCTTCGATGATTCATCACCGGTCGGGCCGTCGATGTCATATGCCTGACGCTCAAGACCAATCAGAGTTTTCAGCGTGTCAGATAAATCTTTCATCGACTTCACCCGGCCAGGCATGCTGATAACCTTGTGATAGATTTCGTTGAGTTTGTCCTGCCCTTTGTCGTCAGGACTAAACATCAGATCGCCAAGCTGCTCCAGCGCGCCTACATCAGCGCACTGCGCTTCGAGTTCACCAAACAACGACCTGGCGATGTTACGAGCACGGCGAATGTCACCACGATGCTCCATACGGACATTGGCGATTACCTCAGCGTTGGCCTCGATCAGTATCCTATCGTTGGTAGCCGTTTCAGTGGATACCTGTCTGGATACCTCACGTTTGGATACCAGCGCATCAGCCTTGGCTTTGATCTTCGCCTTGAGGTCTCGCTCCCATCCATCACGTTTTGCACGCTTGTTTATCGCGCCGTGAGTGATGCCATGTTGTGAGGCTATTTCGCGGATAGACATCAAGCCAGCCCGGTATGCCGATTCGATGGCCTCCCAATCTGGTGATGCCATTTTCAATATTCCCAATCAAGTTTATAAAGATACTGCCGATGTATTCATGGAACTCTTTTCGCTCATGGTGACTATGAACAGACGAACTACCGCCAATGCATTTGCGCTTATCCTCTTAGGTTTCTCTTATTCCGCTCTGGCTAATAGCGATTTATGCTCAACAGTTACGTTTGAAGCCTTTGGGGAACCTAAACAGACTGTCAGAGATTGTGCTGACCCCAATGAATCCTTTTGGGTAGCGGTAACGATTGATGGTGCGCGTTTTATGACCCAGGGATTAGGCTTGGTCGTACCGCAGACGTCATCTCATCAGCAGGGTGATGAGGTGCAATTCTTAACAATTCAGGTCATTAAGAAAAATAATGAATATACTGTTCGCTTCCTACGGGCGATCAACGGTCAATCAATTTACTGGTCTGGTATCATGTTGCCAGGTCATCAACAAGGCGCAACCATCAAAGGGCATAAAGTTAATATCCGCTTTGAGCGTCAAGAAAACTGATATTCATCATTGGTACTCGCGACAGAACATTTCATGTTTGTCAGTGGGTGCCATAAAGGAGTCCAAAGTTGAAATTTAAAGTCCTTGTGAGATTTTGCGCCGATACCAGAGCGGCGTTTGACCGCGCTAACTTAGCTTCACCTCATGACGAAGACTCAAGCCTTAGTCAGAATAAATTTCCAATGGGATGCTGTGGTGACACATCTAAAATCCTTACCCACTTAATTTTTTTGCAATTTGGCGTCATACCCATTTATCGAAGTGGTACTTATAAAAGCCATTTAATTTATGATTCCAGGCTGAGAACGAACAACAATCATGCATGGCTTGAAGTAAAAGAACTAAAGATTGACATCACAGCAGACCAATTTAATGACCGTGGGTTTAGAAACCCAAAGGTAATGCTTACTAAAAGCAACAAGTTTCATCGGCTGTTTGCAGATAGGCAAAACTTTATGGACAACCTTCCTCAAAAGCATCTAAAAGTAGACTCTGAATTGATCTCATCGTCTGCTTACATTTTTAAGTGCCTTAAAGAGAATGGGTGGGATTTGCCTTTTCTCGCTATTCCGGCACCTACTCCATCTTGAGCGCGTCATAAGGTGCGAGGCATACCCATGCGCCGTTTTCACGAGCAACGCCAATGAAGCCATTAACCATCTAAGGCTGCGATCGGTTCATCAGGCCTTCATGTGTTTTGCCTGATTTCGTTGTGACGGTAACACAATAGAAGTCTGCCATATCTTCTCCAATAAAAAACCGCCCGTAGGCGGCTAATTAATTTAAATGTGATTTTACTTTTCTAATGCAGCCTGGATAGCATCAGCCAAATTTGAAACTTCTTTGGCAACGTTGGCAATATCATCATCAACGCGTGATGCTGTCGAAGATGTACCACTACCAACTGCGGCCTTTGCAACCTCTAATGCAGCTTGCACCGCAAGAAGTCGCTGTTTCTTGTCAAAACCACTACCTGCCGGAAAGTAACCATCTAACATTACAACCTCCTTTTCATAAGTGGAGGTCATACATTATCGTTAAGAACATTCTTAGTGAAGAAAATTTTATAAGACCGTGTCGCAACGCTTCACAGCGTGACTAACCGTTATCCCTTGTCGGAGAGATTCATCATCAGGCGCACTCGCAAATGCGCCTTGTGATGGTCACAAAAAAGCCCCCGTAAGGAGGCTTTATAATTTATGACTTGAAGCCACGCTTACCGTGGGCTTTGCGCCATGCTTTAACAGCGGCGACAATCTTGACAGGTGTTGCGTCCTTATCTTCACTGTAAAAGATCAGGTCAGAACCTTCAGGGTGCTCACTAACCGAAATGAAGTTTTCCAGCAACTTATCCTGATGAGCTTCGCCGCCTTTAGCGCTGCAGATTTCACTCACAAGTTGGGTGAATTCTGCTTCCGTGTAGTCTTCAAATTTATGCTTCAGTTCCATATTTTCACCTTATTTCTTTGAATGAATTTCGATATGACGCTTTGGTGTCAGGACGCGAAGGTTATCGATATCATACACCTCGCCGCCTTGTGAGATAAGTTCGACATGATGAAGCTCAAAAGAGCGCCGGCCGCCAACACTTTCTTTCGCCTGTACGCGAGGTGCTAATCCTTCTTTCATTCGCTGACGGTTGTTAGTGTTAAACTGTCCTGCCAGTTCGGAATCGGCCACAACCTCCTTCCAGAAAGCGTCGCGAAACGCATCAAAGCTTCGGAACTCTTTACCAGCCAATTTTTTAGCAATACGTGTTGGCACTGGTACACCTAATTCTTTACCAGAAGCCATTAGCCACTTGCCCACAACATCTGCACCGACGCCTTCCACTTTGCCAGGCAGGTCACGTCCACTTTGCAACATGACATAGATTGGTTTCAACCCAGAATCTGCAGGGAAAATCAGGATTGCATCCCTAAAGTCCATGTCATCTGCCATTGGGAAGCTTTCAATCACAGGCGATGTATTTACAGGATTTTGATTGCCTGTATTACCCGGTACCGCATCGCTATGAGCTGGCGTTACAAGAGGCGGCAAACCTTTATAGCCAGGAGCTTTCTCAGGTGACACTAGGATTGTGCGGGAAGGCAGACCGCTCTCTGCTGGTATCGATACTGAATAAAGCCCTGTGACTTTGTCAATCGACGCATTCAATACACGAACGGCACTCGGATTAACAGTTCGTACCAGATATGTTTTGAGTGCATTCTCTGTGTAATAAAGGCGGCCACGAACGGCCATATTGACAGAACCATTAACGTCAGCAGCAGCTTTTAAAGAAGCGTCAGATGGAAGTTTGATAGCATCTGCAGGCATAGCGGACAGGAACATATTAATATCTTCTCGTCCTGGTACCTTATCGCTACCTTCACCCGCACTTGGAATATATGCAACAGAAGCGATCAGTGCACCGATGCCACTTCCTGAGATGGCTGTCCCAATTAACTCAGCGACTACGGTTCGTACAGAATTCCATGCTGTCGTAAGCGCAGCCTCACCCAGAGTAAAACCACCCAACCCTGTTTCGGCAAATGTAATTGGTGCAGCAGAGGCAGCTACTGCAGGAAAACCAGCAAAGCCAAATACATTCTGCTCTTCTAATTTTGAACGCGCAGCTTCAAGTGCAGCAGCTTTAGTTGCAGCTTCTGCCTCCGACTTAGCTTTAGCGTCAGCTTCCGCTTTAGCTTGAGCTGCTGCTGCCTGCTCAGCGCTCAAACGCGCAGCTTCTGCAGCTTGACGTGCAATTTCAGCCTGACGTTTTGCTTCAGCTTCAGACTGTGCTTGCTGAAGCCGAGACTGGGCATTTGCAAGGTTAATATTTTCTTGGTTAAGAGAGTTACTTTGAGAAGAAATATCATTACGCAATGCATCATTCTGAGAATTATAAGAATTAATCTCATTTTGAAGTTGATCGCGCTTATTTTTCGCTGGCGTAAGGATCGTATAGAGGATCCTGTTTGAACGTACGGGATCTACGCCTGCAAGACCTCTTACTTGTTCTCCAAGCGCCTGAACCCTCGCTGACAGTTCATTAACTTGGGGCAGCCTTGCGTTGATTTCGGCGTTGTTAGCGTTGATTTGGGCATTGTCAGAATTAATCTTATTTTGTAAGGCTGACGCATTGACAGAAGCATTATTGACATCACGCTGCGCAGCCTCTAAAGGATGTGCAGCATCCCATTCAGCCTGCTGACGCCGGGCTTCTTCTTCAGCCTTACGTTGAGCTTCTGCAGCAGCTGCATCATTCGCTGCCTTTTGCGCAGCAGCAGCTGCGGCTGCTTTCTTCGCATCTAACTGCACCTGAACAAGCGCGCGAGCTTGTACCTGACGTGAAGTTTCACCATTTCTCCAGTCTTTACGGTTGTTCAAAATTGGCCGCGAATAAAGGCTTACACCGGTAATGTTGTCATTCCCGTCAACTGTCACCATGTAAATATAGCCATCAACTGCTGAACGGAATCCCGATGGAACAGGTGCAGTTACATTGGTTCGAAGATTATCGCGACCCTCACTGCCTGAGTGACCATCTGACCAATGAAGCGAGTTATCTGGTACCCAATTCTTACCTCGTGAGATTTCAATGCGAATTTCACCATTAACCCATGTCCCTAAAATTTCGCCCGGCTTCGCTGGTGACAGGACGTATCGACCATTACCAGAATTGCCAGAAGGACCAGAGCCTGTATTAACACCGCCGGTCGGTCCTCGCCCACCACCTCCAAACTGGTTGTTATGAGCATTGTCAAAACCATTTCCTGAACCCATAAAAAAATTCCTCTTTGACGTAAAATAAAACCAATAAAAGAACTGTATAAATAAACAGTGAAATTGAATTTTACGCCTCATGCTTTATGAGCGCAATACTGTATAAAGTATTTAATTTCAGGAATTTACGGGAATTCTTAAACTAGTTGTATGCAATAAAATCCCATGACTGTTGAAAAAAATAATTTAGTAGATCGATCTAACAAAACATTGCTCTTTTATGTACTGCTGTAGCCCGGCTATTTGTTTTCCGGCTACTTCTATTCGC